ATGGGGCCGGTGAAGACAAAGATTATTGGCAAGGAGACCCCCGAGAAGAAGGACTCTGCCATTCGTGTCGCTGACGACATGAACTACCAATTGACTGAGGTGATGAAGGAGTACCGGCCAGAGCACGAGCGTATGCTCCTCTCGCTGGCTCTTTCGGGTAATGCCTTCAAGAAGGTGTACTTTGACCCAAGCCTCAATCGCCAGACTGCGGTCTATGTCCCTGCCGAAGACATCGTGGTGCCCTACGGTGCACCTAACCTTGAGTCTTCAGACCGCGTTACGCACCGGATGCGTAAGACCAAGAACGAGTTGGTCAAGCTTCAGTACGCAGGTTTCTACCGTGACGTGGACTTGGGCGATCCCATCCGTGTCATGGATGAGGTTGAGAAACAAAAGGCAGAGGATCAGGGCTTCTCAGCAAGCATGGACAATCGGTTCCAGTTGCTTGAGATGCATGTGAACATTGATCTTGAAGGGTATCCAGATGTCGATAAGGATAATAACGAGACGGGAATCGCTCTTCCGTACGTCGTTACGATTGAGAAAGGTACGGGGACTATTCTCGCAATCCGTCGTAACTGGCGGGAAGACGATAAGCTTAAAGCCAAGCGTCAGCACTTCGTCCACTACGGATACATACCCGGCTTTGGATTTTACTACTTCGGCCTTATTCACCTTATCGGGGGACATAGTAAGGCTGCAACCTCACTGCTTAGACAGCTTGTTGATGCAGGAACTCTCAGCAACCTCCCCGGAGGACTCAAATCCAGAGGACTCAGAATTAAGGGAGATGATACGCCAATTGCACCCGGAGAGTTCCGAGACGTAGATATCCCCTCGGGCGCGATCCGCGACAACATTCTCCCGCTTCCGTACAAAGAACCGAGCCAGACGCTCTCTGTCCTCATGGACAAGATCGTGGAAGAAGGTCGCCGCTTCGCTGCGGTGTCAGACCTCAAGATTTCGGATATGTCCTCGCAGGCTCCGGTCGGCACCACACTTGCCGTGTTGGAGCGCGTGCTCAAGGTAATGACGGCTGTTCAGGCCCGCATCTACTACGCGATGAAGCAGGAGTTCAAACTCCTTGCTGGAATCATCCGTGACAACACGCCGGAAAATTATGCGTACGAGCCGGAAGTCGGTGATCGCAAAGCAAAGAAAGCTGACTACGATGATGTCGATGTCATTCCGGTAGCAGATCCCAATGCGGCAACTATGTCGCAGAAGGTGGTGCAGTACCAAGCGGTTCTCCAACTCAGTCAGACCGCACCGCAGCTTTACGACTTGCCGTATCTGCACAGGCAGATGATTGAGACGCTAGGCATAAAGAACGCCGACAAACTTGTACCGCTGCCGAACGATGCCAAGCCGCGTGATCCCATCACTGAGAACATGGATGTCATGACGGGTAAGCCGCTCAAGGCGTTCATATATCAGGATCACGAAGCGCACATCGCGGTTCACATGGCACTCGGACAAGATCCGAAGATTGCCGCGCAGATTGGTCAGAACCCGATGGCCCAGCAGATTACCTCTGCACTTCAGGCCCACATCATGGAACACGTGGCGTTCCAATATCGCCGCGAGATCGAGAAGCAGCTTGGCGCAGCGTTGCCGCCGCTTCCGCAAGACGACCGAGAAGAATACGACCTGCCGCCTGAGTTTGAGGCGCAGTTGTCGCAGTTGGCAGCAGCCGCTGCCGCACGTGTGTTGCAGAAGGACCAAGCAGAGGTTCAGATGCAGCAGGCGCAACAGCAACAGCAAGATCCGCTTGTTCAAATGCAGATGATGGACTTGCAGATCAAGCAGCTTCAGGCGCAGACCAAAGCGCAGCAAATGCAGATCGAAGCGCAGATTCAACAGGCCGAGATTCAGCGCAAGCAGCAGAAAGACATCATGGATGCTGCTGCCAAGGCCGACGAGTTGGAGCTTCGCAAGGCAGAGATTTCTGGGCGTCAGCAGCTTGAGGCAGCGCGTCTCGGCGTGGACATCCAGAAAGACAAAGCCGCTCTATCTGCCAAGCAGCAGATGGAAGGAGTACGCCTCGGTCTTGAGATCGGTAAGGCGCAAGATGCATCCGATATGCAGCGTGAAAATTCACTTCGCCAGCAGTTGGCGCAAAGGCAACAGAAGAGGTAGTAAATGGGTTATTCAAACGCTCTGGAATACCTTGAATCAAAACTCAAGGACGAGCGCATAGCAATCGTAGATACCTTGATCCAAGGCAAGTTGGATGAGGGGGAATACAAGCGACTTTGTGGGGCGTTACAGGGTCTCGACCTCGCAATTAATCACATCAAAGACCTTGCAAAGAGGATGGATCAAGATGAGTAGTATCGACATCGAGAAAACACAGGAAGAGGCTGCTAAAGCCAAGCTCCTGCCAGAACCCAAGGGCTTTCGAATCCTGTGTGCAGTCCCGCACGTAGAGGAAGAGTTTGAGGGTGGGATTATTAAGGCCGACGACACCAAGCGAACAGAAGAACTGACGACGGTTGTCCTGTTCGTGGTGAAGATGGGCGACCTTTGCTACAAGGATCAGGACCGGTTTCCAACCGGTGCGTGGTGTAAGGAAGGCGACTTTGTGTTGACCCGCCCCTATGCCGGTACCCGAGTAGTCATTCACGGACGCGAGTTCCGCATCATTAACGACGATACGGTGGAAGCGGTGGTTGAAGATCCCCGTGGAATCCGCAGAGCGTGAGGTAAAACATCATGACTGAAGAATATAAGTTTCCGCACGAGCAGGAAAAAGTTGAAGCTAATCAAGAAGTTAGCGACGATATTGAAGTAAAAGTTGAAGATGACACCCCCGAAGAAGACCGGGGGCGGAAGCCACTGCCCAAGGAAGTGGTAGACGAACTGGATAATGACGACCTTGAGGAGTATTCCGAAAAGGTCAAAAAGCGCCTTGGACAGATGAAAAAGGTTTGGCATGACGAGCGTCGTGCCAAAGAAGCCGCCCTACGTGAGCGTGAGGAGGCTTTGCGCTTTGCGGTAATCCGCGAACAGGAGATTCGGCAGCTTAAAAGCCGCCTTGGTAACGGCGAAAGAGCCTATATCCAAGAGGTCACTAAGTCGGCTCAGAACGAATTGGTTACGGCCAAGGAGAAGCTGAAGCAAGCTTATGAAGGCGGGGATGCCGAGAAAATCACCGAAGCGCAGGAAGCTCTCACCGAGGCTAAGCTTCGGATTAAGCAATACGAAAACTTTCAGCCCTCTTTACAAGAGGACTTTACAAGCGTACAACCAAATCAACAGTACCAAGTGCCCCCGGCACCTCAACCCGTTTTGGACCCAAAAGCCGAAGCGTGGAAGGAGAAAAATCCGTGGTTTGGCACAGATGAGGAGATGACCGCCCTCGCTTTGGGACTGCATGAAAAATTGGTCCGGTCTGGAGTCGATCCGCGTAGCGACGATTATTACGACCGAGTTAACGCGACGATGAGGAAGCGATTCCCCGAGGCATTTGAATATGCTGAAGAGGAAAGGCCAACTCAAACGAGACAGGAAGAAAAGCCTGCTCGCACAAAACCAGCCAATGTAGTGGCTCCGGTAACGCGGGGAACCGCGCCGCGTCAGGTCCGCCTGACACCGACTCAAGTTGCTATCGCCAAGAAATTGGGTCTGAGTAACGAGCAGTACGCACGAGAAATGATGAAACTGGAGGCTAACTAAAATGGCTGAGAATAGACTCGCACGTGAACTCGAAAGTCGAGAATCCGCGCAGCGCAAGATGGCATGGACCCCGCCTAGTACTCTTCCCCCTTTGCCGGAGGAAGAAGGTTGGGTATTTCGCTATATCCGGACTAGTATCATGGGCAACGCAGACCCATCGAACGTATCCGCAAAACTTCGGGAAGGTTGGGAGCCTGTAAAGGCTGAAGACTACCCGGAACTTAAAATCCAAGCCGACCCGAATTCCCGATTTAAAGGGAATATCGAAATCGGCGGGTTGTTGGTTTGCAAGGCACCAAGAGAGCTAATGCAGCAGCGTGATGAATATTACGAGAAGCAGGCAAAGGCTCAACTTCAGTCTGTAGACAACAACTTTCTGAGGCTAAACGACGAGCGTATGCCGCTCTTCAGTGAGAAGAAGACTACGGTCTCGTTTGGCAAGGGTAAATAAATTCATTTTTTGGAGTAATCAATGGCATATCCTACTGTTAGCAAGCCGTATGGCTTGAAGCCGATCAATCTGATCGGTGGACTGCCGTTTGCCGGAGCGACCCGTCAGCGTCGTATCGCTTCCAATGCGTCAAGCATTGGTTTCGGTGACCCGCTGAAGTTCGTGAATGACGGCACGGTGGCTGTAACGACTGAAGAAAGCACGGCTCCCACTCGCGGTTTCGCGGGCGTGTTCTTGGGCTGTACTTTCGTGTCCTCTGTGACGGGTCAGCCGACCTATTCGCAGCAGTGGACTTCAGGCACTTCGGTGAAGGCTGGCACGTACATTACTGCGTACGTGGCGGAAGATCCGAACACCCTGTTCCAAGCGGTTGGTGTGTCGTCCTCGACGGTCGTTTCGACCTCGACGGGCTTCACCTACTCGGACATCGGTCTGAACGTGGCGCTAGTGGCGAACACGCTGAACACGACTACGGGCGATTCCCAGCAGGGTCTCCTCGTGTCGTCGGCCAGCACTACGCTGTCGCTGCCGATCCGCATCGTTGATGTCGTTCAGGACACGGCGTTTGATGTAAGTGGTACTGTGTACTTCCCAGAGGTCATCGTTAAGTTCAACGCTCCGTACGTGAACTCCGGTGTCATCGAAGGCGGTCACGCTTACAACAACCCGACTGGTCTGTAATAGGGAGTTCTAAGACATGGCTATTTCACGCGCACAATTACTCAAAGAGCTCCTTCCGGGTTTGAACGCCCTGTTCGGCCTTGAGTACAAGACCTATGGTGAGGAGCACAAGGAGATCTACGAGACTGAGACCTCCGAGCGTTCCTTTGAAGAAGAGACGAAGCTGAGCGGATTCTCCGCTGCCCCGGTGAAGGCCGAGGGTGCCGCCATTGCGTATGACAACGCGCAGGAAGCTTGGACGGCTCGTTACAACCACGAGACCATTGCTCTCGGCTTCTCCATCACGGAAGA